GGTCGAGAGTGATGCGCCGTGGCTCAAAGAGCGGTTTTTCGGGGCGACACCTGACCCCGACGCTTTCGTTCACCGCTCGACGATTCTCGACAATCCGAACCGTGAGGTGGTAAGGCGCTATTTACCGATCCTTGAAAAGCTAAAGTATCAGAGCCCTGAGATGCATCAGATAGCCCGGCTCGGTGAGTGGGCTCGACCTGAAGGCGTTATCTTTGACTGGCCGGTTGAACCTCTGCCCGCTGACACTAAGTTTGACTCGATATTTTACGGGGTTGACTTTGGTTTCTCAATTGACCCGGCCGCCGTTGTTAAGGTTTATCGACGAGCTGATTATTACTGGGTTGAGGAACTCGTCTATGAGGCCGGGCTGACAAACGCTGACCTCGCTAAGAGGCTCAAAGACCTTGGGGTTGGTCCGCGTGACCGGCTCTACTGCGACGCCGCCGAGCCGAAGTCGATCGCCGAGCTAAACCGGCTCGGGCTCAGAGCCCTGCCTGCCGCTAAAGGTCAAGACTCAGTCAGGGCTGGTATAAATTTTATGCGGTCGCTCAAGATCAGAATCGTTCAGGGCTCGCAGAACCTCTATAACGAGATGAGGTCTTACTCGTGGCGTCGAGACCGCTCAGGTCAGTTTACCTCTGAGCCGGTTGAATACAAAAACCATCTTATCGATGGCACTCGCTATGCCATCACCGGCGAGGGTGACACCTTGAGCGCAGGCGTGTCGCGTGTTATGATTATCGGAGGTTAGTTAGATGGATAATGAAAAAACAGGGTCAGCGAAAGATCAGTCGAGAGTTTTAATCTGGACATCTAAGGGTAAGGCCGTTCCGTTTAGCCGGGCGACCCAGCTCAAAGTGGCTAAGTCATCAAAACAGCTAACGTCACGAGAGCTCGGGTCGCTCGGTCTTGTCGCCCGACCCTACGATCCCTCAAAATTTCTTGAGGTGGTCGAGTCTAATGTCTACGCCGACAGATGCGTCAGGCAGACCGCTCAAGACGCGACAGGCACGGACTGGAACATCATCAAAGAGGTTGACAAAGACGAGAGCCCGGCCGAGCAGAAAATACTTAATGAGTTTTTATATAACGCTAACTCTGAGGGTGAGTCTTTACTCGACGTTTTTGAGAAGGCGATCATCGATCTTAAAAGCATCGGCTGGATGACGCTCGAGGTCGCCCCCAGACCGGGTGGATTATTAGAGGTCTACCACGTCCCGGCTCACACGATTTATGTCCATAAAAATAAAGAAAAATTCTGCCAGATTAGAGATATACGCCGGGCATGGTTTAAGCGGTTCGGGTCTAAAGATGAGATAACCAGCTCGACAGGTGAGCTCGTGAAAGCATCGACGCCGCCTGATGATATCGCTGACTCAATGATTTTTTATCGGTCTTATTATCCGAAAAGCGACTATTATGGGGTGCCGCCGTTTATCGGGGCTCTGGGCTCGATACTCGGGCTCATCGCCGCCCGGGATTACAACCTCTCGTTTTTTCAAAACTACGGGATGCCGCTCGGGTTTATTATCCTTCAAGGTGACTGGGAGGAGAACTCAGATCAGGCGCTCAAAACATATCTGACCGCTGAGCATGGTGGCGTCATTAACGCAAATAAAGCCGCCGTGATAAAGGTCGCCTCAGGCTCATCACTTCAGTGGATACCGATTTCAGCCGAGGCTAAAGAGGGTCAATTTCGAGTCTATATCAAAATGCTGAGAGATGAGGTTCTTTCGGCTTACGCTATGCCGCCTTATCGGATCGGTATCGCTGAGACCGGCGCTCTGGGTGGCTCGACTGCAATCGAGTCGACAAAAATTTATTACCAGAGTGTTATACGCCCGCTTCAAAGAGTCATCGAGACAATCACGGGTCAACTCATCAAGGCGATGGGCATCAGCTCTTACTATGTCGAGCTCATGCCCGCCGACGTGAGAAATCTTGAGTCTGTCGCTGAGATATACGGGAAGTTTATCGACCGGGGCGTGATGTCGCCGAACGAGGTCAGAGACAAACTTGACCTCGGTGACCCGTATCCGGGTGGTGACAGCCACTACATCTCTGCCTCGTTTATTCCCGTCGACGCGCCGGTTGAGAAAGAGGCTGAGACGTCTGATAGTGAGTCGGAACCGGCTATCTCAGGGGGCGACGGGGCTGACGATATCGACATTCTGCTCGAGATTCGGGATAAACTCAAGGCGCTCTCTGAGCCAGCCGCCGGGGGTAAGTGATGATTGATACTGATTCAGCCCGGGCTCTGCTCGCGCTAATCAATGACGTCTTATCAGAGCGTATCGATAAGGCTCGCGGTTTTACCCGGGCTGACCTCGAGCGGTTTAAGGCGACCGCGGTCAAGTGGTTTCGCTCTCTGCGCTCGGCCTTACCGGCTGAGATCCGAGACGTGAGCGACATTGACAGCGTTTACTATGACTGGCTTGAGAAGGGTAAAGAGCTGTTCGCCGCCGAGTATATGAGGCTTGGTGAGCGTGTTAGAGGCTCGGTGAGGCCGGCGCCGGCGGCTAAAAAAAAGCGAAAAGCCAGAATTCAGCGATTAGCGGCTAATTATATCCGGGAAAATCGACCCAGAATCGCTCAGGTTCGACGATCTCAACCGGCCTCGATAGTTTATAAGGGGCGAGATAAAGCTATCGCCCTTGTCGTTACTAAGCTGGAATCATGGGAGAAATACTCACGGCTTGCGGCCGCCCGGGTGACCTCAATCGCCGAGACTACCCGGCTCGCCCTTCAGGGTATCGTCGCCGAGGGTCTGTTAAACGGCTGGACGGGTCGAGAGATAGCCTCTCTCGTCAAGGTCTCGGTCGGCGTCAATGACCGGCAGGCGAGGGCTATCGCTCGACTTAGAGATGAGCTGATTGCTGATGGTGAGCCTGAGTCTGAGGTCAGACGCTCGGTTGAGGCTTACGCTGACGACTCGCTCTTATACCGAGCCGAGATGATCGCCCGGACAGAGAGCCGATACGTGCTCTCAGAGTCTTACCTTGACGAGCTCGACAGCGCTGGTTACAGCCAGGCTAAGTATCTCGCCCTCGAGGGGGCTTGCGATGAGTGCGACAGCTATGACGGCGAGGTCTTTGACATCAGCGACGCTGAGGGTCTGATACCTGTCCACCCGAACTGCCGCTGTCAATGGCTCGCCGCCGAGTAAACGAGAGAGGTAAAAAGATGAGGATTGAGGAGATAACGACCGAGTCAATCAGGGGCGTCTCTGACGCTGAGTTAAGGAATCTCCGTTTTCGCTTTATCCAGCTCTGGGCAAAAATGACCGACCCGGAAAAACGCCGAGAATATCTTGAGCGCTATAAGACCCTCATTGATGAGTTCGACCGCCGCGAGCTTACTCGGGGGCGTTACCCGATTGATGAGGCGCTCGAGAGCTATCGCCACTCTAAGGGGCTCTCAGCCGGTTACTCAGACATCGTTGTCATTCCTGAGTTTGTCTCAATCGTCGGGTCGTTCGTCGAGACGCCAGCCGAGGCTCACGACGTTGACCTGTTAATCCGACAGCCTGAGCGTGACGAGTCACTTGAGCGAAAACTGATGAAGGTCGTTGAATCGACAGGTCTGGCGCCGCACTTTATTTATGAGCCCTCCGGGCCGCACTCGTCTTACATCCCGCTTTTTGACCTGATCCTTCGCTCTCGGCCGTTTGAGGTGAGAGAGGTCTCGGGCGATCAAGTGGCGCAGGCCGGGGCCGCTCTCGTTTCAAACGTCAGCTCATATCAGACCAGTGACGTTAACAAGGCCGAGACACTGACCTTTGATAAGCTGGGAAAATATCCACTACCGAAACCAGCCATGGCCGGTATCACCGAGGCTCGGAGCGTTGAGGCTTTAGCCGGATGGTGCGAGGGGCGAACGTTTGTCGTTGAGCCGAAGCTCAACGGCTATCGAGTATCAGTCGGGAAAAAGGGAGAGAGCGTCAAGATTATTAGCGACGGCCTCGAGAACCGGGTTGAGGCGTTCCCGACTGAGTTGGTTGATTAT